TGTTGTTAAAAGCCATTGAAAAAGGATCCATTACAATGAATCCTATAACAGTTCCACAATTAAAGACACCACGGACAAATGTGCGAAACTTTCTCGTAGTTATACTAGGGAAAGTTGGCACACAAGCCAAGGGGCCAGTATATGGATTTGCTAAGGACATGGCATACATACCAGCACACTCTGAGAGTCTAGGTCGTATATTGTTATTAGAAGATCGTGATTGACTCTTCTTACGTAAGACAGGCTTACGTTTGACATTTCTTCTAGTTTGATTGGCCGAAGAGGAAACCTTTTCTTTAATGCGAATAGTAGACATCGTAGTTTATCGTCAACTATCCCCATGTGCTCAGTACAATTCTGGAGTTCTACGTTCCAATTCCCATAAATGGTTATAAGAACGGAGAGCATATTGTGGTTTTGAGAAATTAATTTCCCACAAATCAAGGTGTTTTTCCATTTCGATTTGTCTTTGAACAGATATATTGAACGCTTTTTCAAAACTGATACGTGTTTGAATTGATATTATTCTCGATCTAACTTCAGTTATCTCAGATGTCTCGCGTCTAGCGCGAAGATAAAGAGAAGACTGGAAGGAAAATACTGGGTTTGGTCCTGGTGCATTTCGTAGTAATGAATTAGCATACGATTGCAAAACAGGCACCCCGGAGTTTAACGCCAACTCGCACATACCAACAGCTCTAATATGAACTTTTGGATCTGTATTAATAAAAGAACTAGAGACAAGATCACAACTCATTGTTTTAATTGGGTCTCTAACAAATTTATAATAACCTTCGTTCATAAGCACAGGTGAAGATTGGCACCAAGAAATTTTCTCTATCTCCTTAGCCACACCATCAATCTTCAAATCATGTCCAAAGGACTTGAATATGTTTGGTAAATCACGAAGAACCAATTCCAAATTGTCTTCTTCTATAATAACTAAACAATCATCACCGTCGTCTAATATGTCAAATTTAATTTTAAAAATGTACATAAAGGCAGTAATAACCATAATAATCATTATGATACAGTTACCCAAAGCAGTATTCATGTCACCACTCATTCTCTTTCCATTAGTCACATACCTAAAACCGGAACGTGTTCTCACTTTGTTTACCAATTGCCAAGACATAAGTAGTTTTAGCAACCAGTTGTTATTGGATTTTAAGTACACATTTGCTTCCATTTTTAACATATATTGAGTAACATGTTTATCAAAACGCCCACAGTCCAATGAAAGTGTCACGGGTTTTGTAAAATTACTTAATTTTGTTACTAATAATTTAGCACGTTGTGTTTGATTTAATCCTTTACCAACAAGGCGAGTAGTACCAATTAGCTTGTTTCTAATAGACAACTCGTATAAAAAGTGCTCCATTGGCTTAATGAAACTAGCCAACAAAACACAATATTTCGGATCACGGAATTGCACTGCACGTGGATCCGGGTTGAGTTTAGTATGGTTTACTAATGCATTTTCTGACCACTTAACCATCATACTAACTCCTGCATCCTTTCTTGAATACCCATGAATCACTTGCTGGGCAGCATTCAAATACCTATCTCTTTTAGGTCCAGAATAAGAAAGTGCAAATTTACCAAGAGGTTCTTGGTATGTCTTAGGAAGAGCATTCCCCACCAAATTTGAAGCTTTTAAGAGCAACGAGTTATATCTTTCATCTGCTTCTACCTTAGTCTCACCTAAGACACGGTTTACTATAGAGACTTTTTCATTGTGAATACAATTATGATGAAAGAACGGAACTTTAACTTCGTTGAAATTGGGAACAGCATAGTGGATTTTAGAATTATGATGAAGTTTCCCCTTAGTGTCTTGTGGTTCTTGTTTGATAGAATTACCTTTTCCTAATTTACTTAAAGGTTTATCAATCGCACAATGACCATAGACCCTAATGGGGCCGCTTCAATCATTTAATAACGACAAATTCTTTATTTTCTTGTGGTTAGCATACATTTCTGTTTGCTCACCCACAATAGAATAAAAATAAATCTCACTAGCCGTATGCCGCAAAATAGCTCTTAGAGTAGCTGATAATACTATAGCTTTAGTATCATCAGACATACCTTCCCTATGTGACGCTAGCCAAGAATCTCCTCGACACTTCATATCCCTTAATAAACCTTGCGATCTATCTTGGGTTAATGCAGCTACAGAGAGATAACCTAGCAGTTCTCTATCTACATTGGGGTACTTTTCTTCATTTGAGTTCTCTTTTAACGAACATTTGGTACAAAGAGGCTTTCGAATAGCAAAAATCCACCAAAACCATAAACAAAAACACCAAACTAAGTTTATTGCCATGCAGTAAATAAACACGTTCATTAAGAAACTGGGAGCATGAGTCAAAACAACTCTTGTATCTGTTCCATAATTTGAACCGGTTAAATCTGTAAGATATCGCTCAGTTTCGG